TGATGCACGAGGGAGACACCTTGGCATGCACTCTCATTGCCACATGGTCGTCGGTCAGCGGGCGCCACCTAATAAGAGGCTTTTGGCTTTTGCTGGCGTTGCACGTCTTGCAGGCAGGCAGTACGTTGTCTATCGTATTCGGCCCAAGCGGGATGGGCACTACATGGTCCATCTCTAATTCAAACCCATCATGCCGTCTATGGTTGCCACAATAAGTGCACTTATAATCATATTCCTTCATTTTATCATACCATTCTGACAGTATTACAGTGCCAGATGCAGCCAACAACAAAGAACGCCTATTATTACTGCGCACATGCCACAGCTTCCTAAGGTGATCCATTGCATCAGGGTCCCCATCCTTAATCGCATCTTTTAGTCTCATTCCATTAAACATCAACCTGCTGCGCCTGTTCCTTGTTAGCCTTCTGTTCATGGAGTTTAACCGGTGATTCATATGTCTCAGTAACTGCCTTACGCCTCTAATACTATATCGCTTACCTTCAATAATTATTGGCCTTTTTCTTGCGGCCTCTGCTCGCCAGTCCGTCTGCCTGCGGCTCTCGCGTGCATCTCTTTGGTTTCTTTGTTGATCAGCCTCATCAACCAGCCCGTACCGAATTAAAACACGGTAATGAAACGCATTAGGATCAGCGTGTATTGCCGCAATCCTCTTCGCTCGTATTTCCTCATTCATTTCTTTATTTTTAGCATTCACCTGCGCCCTGTAATTTTCATCCGCCTGGTACTTAGCCCTATTGGCCTTATTGACCCGTTCTCGCTGCGCGTCCAACGCCTCGGCCTGCGACCTAACCCCATAGCACACCATCGCCAATTCTTCCTCGGTACAGCCGATCAACAGCGCCGCCTTGATGATATTGGTTGTGGGCGGCTTATTAAAGCCCCTCGCCCAATCAGCCAGCCTGGTATCGCCGGCTTTATACCCATGCCCGGTCCGGCTGTTAGCCCATGCCATCATAGACATGCCTGGCGGCCTGTATTTCCTAATTAGTTCGCCAAGCTGCCCATGGCATTGCCTGCGCTTGCGTTCCGCTGCATTGTTTTTGCTCATTGGCTAATACTTTCATTTATTTCGAGTGTGACAAGTGCTCTCTAGAATCATAGAATCCGCTCCAGGATACCAGAACACCATTGACGCCACGTTCCCATCCCTATTGAGAGAAGCGGGTTAGCGGTCGGTGTGGCAGCCCGTTGCGGAGCCGCCCACCCTGTCACTTGTGCTTCGCCGGCTCATATGGCCCAAGCTGGCCGCGCCTCGTCGGGCTCGGTTGGGTACAAGCAAGACCAAGACACCGCATGGTCGCCCCTCCGATGCTTGGCAGAATAATCATTCAGATATAATCGCGCAGCCCTGGCTGGGCTCTGTCTCTCACGCCCTCTATCTTACGCAGCACCGCAATCGCCGGTTGGATATACGACAACGCCCAGGATGCATCCTCCGCGTCATCATCTGGACACATCAGCATGCGTTCAAGCCGCGTCAGGTCGTCTAATGCGGCATCAAGGTCGGTATCCGTCAGCGTGTCGATGCGGCTCATGGCGTGTCCATGGGGGTGATGGTGATTCGTACCGTACCCGGCGATCCCATGTGCAGCCACCGGATGCGCAGGTCATGTATCAAGGAGTCGTCTGTGTACGCTTGGCCAGCCTTCAATCCGTCAAGGATGGCTTTCGCAAGGTTGTCTACGTCCCTGCGCCGCTTGTCCGGCTGCTGTGCTGCGATGTCAACGCGGACCGGCTGGTCATAGGGCGTCAGTCGCATGGGCAGCAGGATGGCCAGCACGGCTTGCCGGTACTCGCGCCCGGCCTTGCTGATGATCGCCCGGCCACGGAATTGCCGCCAATAGGCGTTGACGCTGGGCGGCCATGGCAAGGTGACGGTGATCATACCGCCCCTACCCTGGCATATCTCCTTGCCGCCGCGTTACGTTGCCGCTTGGCCTCAACATAATCCCTGCAATATGACGATGCTGTCCATTTGCCTCGCCCGTCGAAATGGGCCACTATGTGGGTGTAGTAGGTGCCACGCAACGGAGCATAGAATGGGATGATACGGGCATGTTTCATACCGCCCCCACCCTGGCCAACGCGGCTTTGTCCCCCCAGCACTCAGCCGCCAGACGCATCAATAGCTCATCGGTCCCCTTGGTGCCCAGGTCGTTCCTATCGGCGTACACCTGCCAGTGCGCCAGCCGCTTGTGCGCCTCTTTCAGCAACCCCAGCCGCCGCCTCGCCGTCTCCATTTCCTCCGCGACCTCTCCGGCCGCGTCCGGCGCGGGCTGGGCCTTACCAACCGGCGGACCCATTCGCACGCCGTGGACGATGCTCGACTTTTTGAACCATTCCCTATATTCCGCGTCCGTCATGGATGGCAGTTGGTCCTCATAAACCAGCCGCTTGGCGCTACGGTCTACGCAGGTGTCCTCGTCACCGCACACAGGGCAGACGACGACATCCGCCGGGGCTTCGTAGGAGTGGCCGCCGTCGCAGTTGTGGACGACGACCGGCGCAAGCTGGGCCTCCGTCATTTCCGCCGCTGCCGCATGGTCGCCCGGCAGCACCGCCAGTGAAGTCTGCAAACCCGTGTCGATGTGGTAATGCTGCCGCATCTCCGCTTCCAAGGCGGTCAGGCGGGCCAGTATGGATGGGATGGGGTCGGTCACTTGGTTTCCTTGTCGTAGGTGGTGATGGACGCCCGCAGTTTGGCGCGACCTGACATAACATCGTCACCATGATGCGCATTGGCCACCACATGCCGCGCCGCATCGATAACTGGCATCATGGCAGCGATCCGCTTCTCTGCCGCGCCTAACCGCGCCTTTAGCATGCCGACCAATTCCTCCCGCAGCTTATTCCACACGACATCCATGCTGGCCTTCAATTGCTTGTTCTCGGCCCCGACCTCATCCTTGTTGCGCTGGCACTTGTCGCGGTCTATTTCAAGTTCCCTGACCCGCTTCTCTGCCTTCTCTAGATCGTCCTTGAGCCGCAGGTTGTGCCCGCGCTCATAGTCGCGGTCCTTCTCTGCTTCGGCCAGCGCAGCCTCCGCTGCCACGCACCGGACCATCAATTCCGTCTCAGACGCGACAAAGCGGTCAATTATCGCGCGCTTCTCGGCGCAATCCTCGTTAGCCTCGGCAAGTAACTGCTCCGCAATCTCCAGCCGCGCCCGGTGGTCAGTGTTGGCGGGGTAGTCGGGGGCGGTCATTTGGTGTGCGTCCCTTCGACGCCGCGCCGCATCCGGGCCAGCGTGCGTTGCTGGAGCCAATGCTGGGCTTCCTCGATCTTGGTCAGCGCCAGGGCGTTCTCGCGGCAGGCGTACGGGCCGGCCTGGAATGAACGCAGGCGGTCAACGACGATGGCCAACAGAACTTCCTGGGTCAGGCCGTTGACGCCATTCTCGTTGATCGGGCCGTTCTGAAACAGAATTTCGCAATCCGTGACGCCGTGCGGAAACAGGTGATTGGCGCTGGGGTTGCTGCCGGTATTGAACCCTGCGACCACATAGCGGTGGCTCGCACCGCCGGCTCCCGGCTCGTCGGTGACGGTGATGGTCAACTTGCCGTTGGCCGGGTTGATGATGTGGTCGGTAATGGTGCGCATGGTAGCCTTTCTGGCTGTTGTGGTTGGTTGGATTGGCACCCGCCCATCCCGCACCCGCGCGGCGTCTCGGGCGGTGCGGTCGGGGTGACCGGGGTCGGTGGCGGCATGGTCTGGCCGCCCGCAGCGGTCCAGGGCGGGGTCGGATTGCTCGGTCATGGCGTTTCCGCTTTCTTTGCGAAATGGGTGGCCAGCGCAGCCCGAACCATCTGGTCCGTGTCCCACCACGCGCTTGAGTCCCTGGCGTCGATGGCGTGTGCCAGGTCCGCGATGGCCTTTATTTCGGCCCGTAGGTTACTTCCTGGCCTGGTATATCGTGCGGCTTTCTCCAGGTGTCGGATGGCTTCCTCCACATGAAACCCGCGCTTGCGAATCTGCGCGTGCAGTTCGGCGTTGTGGTTCACCTTGTCTTCAAGGCTCTCGGGGGTGCCTAGTGGGGTGGAGTGACTCACGGCATCACCCCATTGTTCAGCCGCTTGGCGATGGCGCGGATCCGCTGGTTGCGCGTACGGCATGCGTACTTGTCGCCAAGGACGTTCCGCATCAGCCAAACCGCATCCTTATCCGCCTTCACCTTCGCCGGCTTGCTGGCCTTGCGGATGATGCTGACGGCGTGCGTTTCCAGTGGAGGCGCATAGCCTGCCATATTAAAAATATATACATCACAGTTCGCATATGTGTATTTCCCATTACAAACGTCGTAATGTCTGAATACATTATTCCCTCCGTCGCTGTCCACGATCACATCCCCCGGCTTGAGGTCGCGCGGTATGGGGCAGGGCTTGGTGGGTTTCTTGCTCATGCCGCCCCATCCTGTCCCTTGCGCAAGGATGTCAAGACTGCATTTGCGCAGGTAGTGCAGCAGTATTCCGTCACGCCGGGGCGTCGGTTGAGCATGCGATGGCAGCCAGGGTTAGCGCATTTCAGCCACGTCCCTGCCGCCCGTGCCCGTGCCTGCCGCGTCTCGGACAGGCGCAGGTTGTAGGGCAGTATACCGTATCGGGCGTCACTCATACCTCCCCCATCCGCAGCGCCCGCAGCCGGCGGTTGAGCGTCTCTGCGCTGGCCATGCGCAGGTCCACGCCATGCGCCATAAATATATGCCGGCACGCATCGCACCTCCGCTCTTGTGGCGTCAGCCTGTGCGTAGAAGAATCACAGCGCGGGCAGGTAGGGGCGGGGATTGACTGCCGCGCCTTGTGGGCGTGGCCTACGCGGGCGTGTCTCATGCGACCACCAGACGAACCCAGCCGGATGGCGTCCAGTCGCCTACCTCGTGCGGCCAGCCAGACGCGTCCACGGTAATGCGCCCGCGATCCACGTCACTGATGATTGCCACGGGCTTGCGCGTGATCCGCGCCTTGGTTATCGCGTCGCCAAGGTGCAGCCCGATGCGGGCGTCCTCGTCTATGCTCACGGGTGGGGTTTGCATTGGGCCTCCTAACACAAATGCCCAGCCGTGCGGGTGCTGGCTGGGCTGACTTGTCTGGCGTTTGCGGCGTTCAGCTCGTCACGCATCTTCTGAGCGCCGGCGATTACGAGTGCGTATTCAGTGCGGCCTAGACCCCGCCGGCATTGCGCCGGACGGGGTGGGCAAGTATCCGGAGATTCCGGAGGGTTGGATCAGAACGGCGGTGGCGAATCATCCCCGCTCGGTGCAGGCGCATCCCCCCGCGTGTAGGGCCGCCCCTCTGCGCTCGGCGATGCGGGCTTCTCCCCGCTGCCCAGCAAGGTCACATCCCGCACATCGATTTCCAGGCTGGTCCGCTTGGCCCCGTCCTTTTCATATTCACGCTGGTACAGTTCGCCCGTGACGCAGATCGCTTTGCCCTTGGTGAGATACTGAACGACCTTGGTCGCCCGGTCGCCAAACCACTGGCAGCGGAACCAAGTCGTCGTCTCTTGGTCCTTCCGCTTCCGGGTGTAGGCCACGGTGAACGTCACGACATTGGTAGACCCGACCGCCTTTGATTCGGCGTCTCGGCCAAGGTGGCCAATCAAAAAGATGGTGGATTGGTTCGGCATGGTTTATCCTTTGGCCGGATCGGCCGGGGTGGTGGTTGCGGGCTTGTCGGCGGCCCAGGCTTGGTGCAGGCGGAAGGCATTGCCCCGCGTGCCATCGGGCCGGCGCACATCACCGACCACAACAAGTTGGATCTTGGCCCCGACCCATGTCTTGTCGATATTCTTGGTTTCTCCAATGACCTTGGCAATCTGCCGGGCCACGGTCTTGTTGATGCACCAGCCCTTGGTCGCGCCCTTGAACCAAGCAACAGCCTTGCTGTTCTTCTTGGTGCTGTTGGGGACGGGGACATCGGCCATTTCGATGCGGGCGATTTCCACCACGGGCAGGATTTGCCCGACCGTGTAGTCATCGCTGGCAAGGTACTGGCTGGATGAAAGGTCTGAGAGGTTCATGATTGTATTCCTGGGTGGTGTTTTGAAAAATGCGGCAATGGAATCGTTTTGTCTACGTTGACGGGCATGTTGTCTGCCACACGCTCTGCATTGTCTGCCTTTTTTTGAAATATATAGATTATCGCCGGAATAAGCATGCCCAGCCGGACAATGCGTTTTTTGGCTATGAAACCGTCCCATCAATGGGCTTCTACGGCAATTTTCCGATCTGGTTACTGGTTCTAAATGATCCGGGTTGACACATGACCGATTGCGGCATAAATGATCCAAGTCCAGTCCTGGCGGTATTGCTCCGCGCATGTTGGCGTAAATGTATCTGTGCGCTAGCAAGTCTCTAGAATTGACACAAATATATCCATATCCGTTTTGCTTTCCGCTGATTTTAGACCCTAACCACTCCCAGCATCCGCTGGGTGTGTGACGGATTCTTCCTTGTATTCTACGCTCAAAACTCCAAGAGGCTTTCGTCATGACATCGCTTTATCCAGCATGCGCCGAATAACCTCTGTTATTGATATGCCATACTTGGCAGCTTGAGATACCAGCCACTTTCGCTGGGCCGGCGTGAGCGATATAATCTGTCTATGCATGATGCTATATATATATCAAGTCGGCATCATGTCAATGGTCAATCGTCGTCGCCGACGTTGATGCTGCCGTCGGCGGCGGCGTGCACGTCTTGAGGCACCAAAAATTCGGGTATAGGCACCTCGTCATGGATCGGTCCATCATCTTCCCAATCGCCCGTTGTCATGGCGCGCAGGATCTTACCGACCGTATCATCTACGACCCGATCCGCCCAGGCCGCGTATTGGTCCGACAGGGTGACGATGCGCCAGCGATGGGGCGGCGACTTCTCCACAAAGATAAAGTCATAGGTAAACCGATCGCCGGTCAGCAGCTTGCCGACCATGCGATACCATGCATCAGAGAACCAATAGGAGTTGCGGAAGATGGCGCGGCGGGCGTCCTCAATCCGGTCGATGGTCTTGAGGTCGGATATGATTGGGCCAAACACCTTGTCAGGCCGCGCCTTCATTTCTAGCCCGGAGTGACGGACAAACCACGATTCCTCGCTTGCCCCGCTGGCCAGCCGGTTACGGATTTCTGACGGGCAACGCTGGATAGCCAAGGGAATCCACGGATCGACCACGATCACGCCGGGATTAGCAGCTTCCCAATCCTTCCATGCGTTCGTGTCCCGTCCGTATTCCTTGCCGGTCTTGGGGTTGGTGGGGCCAGTCGTAACCACCTGTTGCCGGAATCGGTCAGGCTCAAGGATGGCCATGTGGGCGATGCGACCCACGGCCAGATGCCCCTTGTCCTCACGTTCAAAGACGCCATCCAAGGCGTCCCGGTAAAGGCGGATGGATGTGTGCGCCAGTTTTGCTGTACTGGCACCGATGGCCGGATGCGCGTGGTATGTCGCGTCCGGCAGGTCTTGGATGCGTTCTTTCATGTTGTGGGCCACCGGCAGGGGGTCAAGCGTTGGCTAGGACTATCTCCCGCCGGATGCGCCAGCGGGCGGCGTCAATCTCCTCCTCTATCCGCATCCAGACGGGGCCAGTCCAGCTAGGCCCCTCGTCCCATTCCGCGATCCGGTCGCGCAGGCGGATCAAGCGTTGATATCGGGCGTCATGCTTGCATCCGCGCTCCACCTCATGGTCCGGCAGCCACGTCGCCGCAGCGTCAAGCCGGGCGTCCATGGCATCGGCTAAAGCGTCGGCCAGGGCGTCCTCTAGGTCGTAGCCGTTCACAGCCCACCCACCGGAGCGCACAGCCAGCGCCAGATGCGGGCCGGGTTCCAGCGCACGGCGGGCGCGTGGCGCAGGGCCGGACCCAGCCGCGCCTTGCGATGCGCGGTGGTTAAGCCGCACTCACAGGACACCAGCAGATGATGCCGGCCCATGGTGCGGATGCTGACGCGGGCGGCTAAGGGGTCACAGGTGCAGGCCATGGTCGGTGTCTCCGGTCGCCGGGCTTGGTTGTTGCCGGCGATGGCTGCACCCTACACGCCCCGTTGCCCATGCGCAAGGGGAAAGTTGACAATGGTAAATATGCTAGGCTTTTTCCGCTTCCTCTTCGTCGTCCTCATCCTCTCCGCATTCCAGTTCATAGCGGGCCGACAGTCGGCTCGTGACGGCAAGAGCACCATCGCCAATATCCTGCGACATGCGCTCGGACGTGCCGCCCCGGCTTTTTCGTCAGGCGGCCTCATTGGGCACTGCCCGTCTGCTGTTCGGCCAGCCATTCAGCAACGGCGCGCTCGCCATATCGGACGGCCGAACCGATCCGGATAAACTTGGGACCCTTCCGGCGGTTCCTCATGACGCGGAAGAAACCGTCGCAAAGGTCCAGGCGCTCTTCGTATGTCGCGCCGGGGTGGTAGGTGTCGTCCAGTATCCCCGGGACGGTTTCGGGCGTTTGTGGGGTGCTCTGCATGGTCGGTGTCTCCGGTCGCCGGGCTTGGTTGTTGCCGGCGATGGCTGCACCCTACACGCCCCGTTGCCCATGCGCAAGGGGAAAGTTGACAATGGTAAATATGCTAGGCTTTTTCCGCTTCCTCTTCGTCGTCCTCATCCTCTCCGCATTCCAGTTCATAGCGGGCCGACAGTCGGCTCGCCTTGTGGGTTGGCGATCATCCGGCGCAGCGGCGGCAACCTATCCGCTCGCGGCTGCCACGCTAGACAGCGGCCGGACTGCGCGCAGGTACGGACAGGCGTCCAACCGGATGCGGTGGCGTCGGCCGTGGTCTTAAAGGTGCTGTAATGGATTTTCAAGCGGGCTTGTCCAATTCATCCGCAGCCCGGCTCAGGTACCACGCGGCCTTTCGCAGTTCCTGCTGTTGCAGGTCTTTCTTGCCGCAACGCCAAATGTATTTCATGGCGTTCCCCCGGCAATAAGCGACGAATCCTTCAATGCCCAAGGCTTCCCGCATGGCGTCGATACATTCGATCTTCCCGGCCGTGTAGTGCGGCGGGTGGTTGACGGCATCGTCGCCGAGCTTGTAGGTGTGGGTGGTCACTTGCGCGTCTTCCGTGGCTTGGCGGTGAGGACTGTCACGGCCTTGTCGATGGCAATTCCCAATATACTGGGGTTTACCATTTTTATGCTTTCCATGCCCGGCTCGCCATTGTACCGCCGCCATGTGTTGTGGTCGGAAAGGATCCGCGCCGCTTGCTTCTTGGTCACTTCCCCTCCCTCCGCGCCTTGGCCGCGCGCTTTGACGCCCGGCGCATCTTGGCCATGTGCTTGTCCTTCTCGGCTTGACTCACAGTGGACCACCGCCGCTTCGCCATTTCGCGCGGGGTCAGGGGGCGCTCTGGTGTGGGGTCTTGGCTCATGCGCTAAGGCGTAGCGTCTTGCGCTTGGTTGGCAAGGGGCCACAGCCGGCGCACCTTGTCCCATGCCGCCCGGTCGCAGTCGTGACCAAGTGGCAGATATTCAGCCTTGGCTAGTCTGGCTTGATCGTCCGACTTGTACGTTTCTTCCAGATCCCGCTGGATAATAGACTGCGCATGCTGCCCAATACTAGGCCATTCGCGGACCAAGAGCGCGGTAAAACTAGACACGGCATAGGTCTGCCGGCCGCAATAGTACCGGAACGCGCCCACCCAAAGCGGCATGTTTTCTTCTGGGGATAGACCGGCTTTTTGCACCGGCTTTTTCTTGCGGGTCATGGCTGAAAGAACGCCTTAAACCGCTCATGTCCAAATTGCCCGACCGTCATCTTGATGATGTCTTTCACCTTGACCTTTTCTGTCCGCTGCCCGGTAGAATCGACAAAATGCTTCACGCCCATCGCGCATGCCCCGGTAACGCACCGATAGCACGCCACGGCCTCCGCGAAGTCCAATGCGCTGTTGAGGTTCAGCCCCTTATACTGCTCGGGCTTGCGGTCCGTGACCTTGTAAACCAAGTCCGCTTTGGCGTCCTTGAGCGTCTTGCCGTGCGCGAAATGCTTGCCGTCCGTCACCAGATACGACGGCGTCGACTGGCCGACAATCGTCACTCTCCACACGTTACCGCGTTGGCTGATGACCCGCGCCAATATGTTGTCGGCCCATATGTGGCCGTTCCAGCATAGCGGCACGGGCGGCCTTTTGACCTTCGGGCGTTTGCCCGTCAGGCCGCGGAGGTCCAGGTATCCACCGGCCGTCAGCGACACGCCCTCCGGCAGCGTCGTCAGGCCGCTGAGGCACAGGGATCCACCGGCCGTCAGCGACACGCCCTCCGGCAGCGTCGTCAGGCCGCTGAGGTACAGGGATCCACCGGCCGTCAGCGACACGCCCTCCGGCAGCGTCGTCAGGCCGCGGAGGTCCAGGTCGTCATTGATCTTTTCCTTTCCAGAAAGTTGATCGGGAGTGAGGTCGGAGAGGCTGGTAATGGCCATGGGTTGTCCTTGTGCGCTGGTATTATCCCTTATGGCGTCTGGCCATGATGGTATGGGTTGAGGGCGTGGGGGATGGTCATGATTGGATCCTTGCGCTTGCATGTATCCCTTGCGCAAGGGAAGTCAAGCGCGTGATGCGCGGATCTCTTTTCTTCGCGTCTGATTCCAGCGTTTCTGATACACGCGCCGATCCCGCCCGATCCGGCGGCGCACGGTCAACGCGAGGATGGCGCACCACTCCTCGGGCGTGGGGAGGCGGTTGCCGACTTGCTCAATGGCGGCGGCGATGGCGTGGGCGTAGTGGTGGGGGTCAGGCATGGGCGTCCATCTCAACCAGGAATAGGGTTTTTTCTAGCTGTGCTTCTCGCTCATCCTGCCGTTGCCACTCCCGGCATTGCTTGGCAGAATCAATGACTGCACGCAGTGCTTTGCGTTGTGGTGGCCAGTGGCGATACCTCCACAACGCTAGGATGGCATCTTCTAGTCCATAATCGGGCTTGAGCTCATACATGGGACTTCCTCGGTTGCGGCACAAACGTAAACGCCGTCCACAAATCCCACGCTAAGCGCAGGTCGTGGGCAAGCATCAGATTGCAACCGGGTGGGATCGGGCAGAGGGTGGGGCGGCGGCTCATCCGAAAACGTCCTCACTTGCAGACGGGGCAGAGGTCAACCGGGCAGCACGCTCCGCACGCTCAGAGTATCCATGCGGCGGTTGGAAGTCGGGCGGCATGGTCAAGCACCGTGGTAGCAGTCCGTCCCGGTCTAGATGGGCTAGCGACGACAGGCGTGCCATGACGTACGTGGAGTCGGCAGGCGTCACCTGGGCCATGCCAAGGTTGTGCGCCAACCGGGCAGCGGCCTCGCCCCAACGGGTGGCCAAGCGGTCAGCCTCCCCACGCTGGGCATGGGTGGCCGCGCGCCGTTCCAGTACCGCCGCCATGTGCCGCTTGCATGCTTCCGGGTCCACGTTGCCCACGCTGTCAGATATTAATTCTGCGCGGTCACGGGCCAGGATCCATCCCAGGGCAGCATTTGTGCGCTTTGTCGCGTCAGAAATTAAAATATCCTTTATAGCGCAGGCCAAGAGAGGTCTACCCCACCAGACATCCAGCCTGTGCGCCCGGTCCTTGGTCCAGAACCGGCCGGGGTGGTACTGGCCGCCCTCGTAGTACGGGAGTGCGCAGCCTAGCGCCATGGATCCCTTGGGCCATGCGGGGCCGATTTCTTTGGGTGGGTCGGTGGTGGTTGTCATGGTTTCTCCAAGAGGGTGTTTACTTGTTCCTGAGTCATGGGCTGTGCGGTGGGCAGCGGGCGCAATTCCCAACCGCCATACGCGCTCTTGCGGCCTTCGCAGGCGTCTGTCCAGTCCTGTGCGTCCCATCCGTCAGCACCGGCAGCCATGTCGCGCCGCAAGCGATCCACAAGCGAAGCGTAATCAATTCTTGGTAGGTGTTTCGTCATGGCGTCGATAGGAACGTACTTCAAGCACGCAAACCCTTGCTTAATGTGCTTGGCCAGCGCAATAAATTGGTCAGCGGTTGCTGGCGCAGTCGGGTCGACCCGCACCCCGCAGGCGGATTCGATGTCAGGCGCCCAACGCTTCCCGGCTGGCTGCTTGGCCAAGGCTTCCAACACCTGTACCAAGCCGCAACGATCAACCACGCCTTGCCACCCGGCGCGGCCAGTCGCAGAACCGATACCCTGCGCGCCAAGTGCGGCGAGCTTCCGGGGGGTCTGGAACTCGTCCCACCCGTCTGCGTCCGGTGGTGGGGCTTGGGTTCTTATAGGCCCACTAGTGATATCAAACTGATCAGATCCTGACCGCTGGATTTCTGGCGCTGGATTCCCGGCGCTGGTTTCTCGGCGCTGGATTTCTGGAGGTGTCACCAAGACGGGCCGATCATTGGTTGTTTCGATTATTCGATTATTCGATTGTTCGATATGGCATGCTTCCGGCATACCTTCCGGCATATGCCGTGGCACATGCCGTGGCATATCAGCGCAACGACTGGAACGCTTGGCGTGCATTTTTGATGCTTTTTCGGCCTGCTGCTTGGAAAAGCCCTGCGCCTCCATGTATGCCATGGCACCAAGCGTGTACCCGGCCAGTTTGGTGGCGCTCCATCCGTCACGCTGCTGACCCCCACGGCACCCGGTGCGGAAGCCTTGGATGTATTCAACCGTCAATTGAGGATCGTTGTCCAGAGCATCAAGCTCTGCCAGCATGCTGTCGATGTTGATGCGTACAGAAAATATCCTACCCATGGCAAGCCCCGAGCAAATTACCAGACAGCAACGGTGGCAACCCAAGACGGCATGCGGACCGTCGTGGATTCGTTGCTGGCTGATGATTCGTTCGGTGCTTCCGCATGGTTATCCCGTCAGCCCCGGCTGCCACGCCAGAGACGACGCCGCCCACCCTACGCCCGGTCCGGGGATGTCAAGGTCACAGCCCGATCCGCGTCGCCTCGTCCGGCGGCACCCGGCCGGGGTAGTGGGTAGCGCCGTCGTCCAGGCTGCCGATAGGCCAGGGCAGGGGCTGGGTGCGCTCGTCGCACCAGATGCCGCCGCTGATGTCCCAATATTGCAGGTCAGTATAATCCACGAACACAGCCTGCTCGACGATCTCATACATGGGGAAATATATGCGATCAATCTGCGCGGCGGGCGCGTCCGTGGCGATCGACAGCAGGAGGTCGGCTGCCGCCACCTTCCACACGATGACCGTCTGCGAGGGATAGCCGATGCTGTCGATGCAGGTCCAGTTCGTCGGGTCGGAGTCTGGCGGCGTATTGCTCGTCACAGATGCCGTGACCACCTTGTAGAGATGGCCATCGGACTGCAGGATGTCGTCGAGGAAGTATGTGTTGTTGATGTCCCACGTTCCCTCAAACGTCCATGTCACAGAGTCAAGGACCAGCGCATATGTCCGCGTGCCGATCAATGTCGCGGTGGCCGGGACTGTCTGACTGATGGCCGGCAGCGGGTTCGTCCCAGAGATGCAGGCTTGCGAATAGCCGCCGGATGACTGGTTGTCTAGCTCCATGGAATAGACGCTGACAACGATGGACGGTGTGGCGATGCTGTACGGATTGGTTCCCGCCACGGTGCAGGTGATCGTCGTGTTCGACAAGTAGAACGTTCCGCCGTTGCGCACCTTGGCATCCCCGGTCCCAACCGTCAGGATGTAGGACGGCGTCGCATAGAGATAATCCAGCGATTGATTGAACCCGTGATTGCCCTCGCCCACCTTGCGGCGGAAGGCCGTGCGCCCTTCGTAGCGCAGCTTCCAGATACCGGCCGCCGTGCAGACCGTGGAGTGCATGCCGAACGCGGAGGCGATCGCGATATCATCGCCTGCCGAAATGCCAAAGTCAGCTAGGGTCTTGTAGGTCGCCCCGGCGTCGGGGGTCGCGGACCACTGAAACTTCGTATTACTGTCGGTCCAGGTGCCACCCAGGTCATACGAAACCGGAGACGCCAATGCCGGGGCGCTGGCCGCTGCCCATATCACGTTCAGTTCTGGGTCGGATACTGGAACGGACTGACCAGACGCGGCTGCGGTGCATGCATCGGTGTACGCCGGGTCATACCGACCGCTTGAACTGTTGGTATTGCTCGCAGCGTACCGCAGTGCACTTAACCGGCGGCGCGATGCAGGGTGCCAGATGCCGTCCTCGTGGACCGTTCCGACTAGCGTAAACGGATCGGCACTAGAGAACACATCCTCCATCTGATCGGGGTACTTGAGCGAATAGAACCCGGTTGCCAATTCCTTCGCATAGACAGCGAAGATCCCGCGCTCGTAGTAGGTCGTGAACGAAGGATCTGAACTGATGTATTGGACCGACGCAGCAGGGTCGCTGACCGTGAACCAATAGATCGACGCCGACTTGCGAGACGTGGTCGCAACCCCGGTCTGAACTGACGGTGCGGTCAGCAGGTCGGTTCCTTCGCGGTCTCCGCTGATTTCGCGATTGTAGCCGCTGCGCAGGTCGACGGGTGTCAGGGTCCACGTGGCGTCATCGGTTGGCAGCTTGTAGGGTCTGGGGTTGGAGTAGAGGCCGAACCCGGAGACCGTGTGATCGATGGAAGTCAGGCCTTCCCATATCATCGCCTCGGTGTCGGCCGGCGCGGTCGCGGCCACAGGGTAGTCGTCGCCCGTCTGATTCCCCGGTATTCTCCTGGGGATGATTGAGAAGTCGGGTGGGTTGTTGTCGTCTGGCGCGTACAACCACGGGTCGTTCGCGTCGTAGCCATTGCGATGCAGCCAGACGGCCCGCTGCGCTTCTATCTGCACCGTGGCTGCGCCATTGGTCAGGCCGGCGGCGTTCTGCACCCGGCCGGCGATCAAGGTCGCGGTGGGCACGACGTATGCGAGGTGATCGGTGTAACTCGTCACCTGGGCGCGGATGCAGTTTGGCAGCAGCGGATGCTTGCTGGCCTCAGTGGAATACTGCGCCCATGGGTTGGTCGTGCTGCCGCCGCTGACGACGGGGACGGTGGCGGCGGTCGTGTAGAACGCGCCGGACCCGACCATGGATACCGGCTGGTCAAACCAGATAAGAACCTCGGTCGGACCGACGCCGGCCGCCGACTGCTGACCCCAATCGCCTGAGACGATGCTGGCGCTGGACGCCACGCGGGGCAGGTAGTTCTGGCAGATTTCGGTGATGCCGACGCAGACCGGTGCGGTGCTCTTGGGCGCCGTTCGGACGTAGCGCCACGGGTTGCTTGCGCTGGCGGCAAGCGCGGTCTCGCCGGTGTGCGTCAGCCAGGGCGATGCAATCCACCCGGCCGGGAAGTCGATGGCGAAGTTCCCGAACGGGTAGTGACGCAAGACGGCAGCCGGTGAGAACCCGGCGGGCAGACGCATGCACCCGCCGGCAATGTCTAGAATCGTCATTCCACCGTTGTGATTGGTGGCCGACCATGACAAAGTGGACGTTGTGCCCGCATCCACATCCGTGATGGTGGTGACGGTCAAGCCAGTCGGCAGCGCGGTCGCCAGCACCCGCGCATTGTCGGACCGGCGGCCAAGGCCCAGATAGATCCGGTCCCATTCCGGGGCCATGCACCCGGCGGCCAGATAACGCGATCCCCACGCTTGGCACGGATAGCGCCAACCATAGTGTGCAGTCTGTCGTAGCTGCGCCGTCGTGTACCTGCGCACGCGACCGATGCGTCCGACCAGCCCGGTATCGTTATAGCCGGATGTCCACGGCATTACCGGAACTCCGGGCGATACCCGTAGACGTTGACGCCGCTGTAAGCTCCGATTTTGATCAGCGGCGCGGACACCTTGATCCATTCACCGGCAGCCAGGGCGAACGACACTCCGCTGCGGGCATCGTTGCCGACCAGAACGACACGCGGTGATGATCCACTGAATACCTGGGCGCCATCGCGGTACAGGTAGCCGCGCCCGACGCCGTTTGCCAGGGTGCCGCTGCCAGCTTCCAGGTTCGCCTGGGTGTCGGCAAAGGCTTCGTTGATCGTCCCCGACACTCTCTTGATGCCGGCCTGACCGCTCAACAGGGTGTTCCCGTCCTTGATCTGGACGGACCAGACGGATTCGGTGTCCGACTGGCTTTTGATGGGTCGTTGTACAATGGCGCGCTCGGCGATCGCCAGGCGGCGCTGGATGTCGCGGATGTCAGACATAATCAAGGTCCTGCCAGTCCATGGTCCAGGCGGTGACGTCATCGTCGACGTCGTAGACCACGGATGTGATGGGGGCGTTGCAGTCGATGGCCTGGCCGTTGGTCGATAGGACCATCACCAGCTGGCCCAGGCGCGGATAGGTGATGTCCTCGGCCGTGGCCCGGGGGTTGCTGGCGTCGCCTCGGATGGCCGAGAACGACGAAAGCATGCCGCAGCAGCGCAGCGCCCATCGGCCGGTGGTGCGCGGGAAGGCGTCGCCGTACCACCGCCAGGCGAGGGCGTGCAGGATGGCGACCCGGTCGCGATCGTCGCGGATGCGAGCCGGGGTGACGGTGTAGGCCAGGGCCTGCCGCTTGGGGGCGTAGGGCGGCTCGGCGGTGGTCGTCAGGCCCCAGATGGTCGTCGGCGGGGCCAGCCACAGATGGGCGTCCTGTATCTCGATGCGCTTGCGGCGGCGGGCGGTGGCGTCTCCGCTGGCGAAGCGCAGGCGATGCGGCAGGCGGATGGCGAAGGTGATCGTTAATTCCGTGTAATCGAAATCGCTGCCCAGCGATGAAACGCTGTCGTCGCCCACGGTGCGGACGCCGCCGGCCTGATCGCCCGAGAACGTCACGGTGATATTCTGCGGGTCGATTTTGAGAGAGGCCGCAAGTTGGTTCTCGGCGTCGCATGGCCAGTACCGATCCGAGGCAGCGCGCACCATGACCAGCGGGTCGGCGCGACGGGGCATGGTGCCCAGTACTTCAGACCCGACGCGCACGGCCGGGTCTGCCGTGTAGTCGTAGCCCTCCAGGAAGGGGAGGTCGCTCAGGATCTCAACGGATGACGGCGAGGTGTCGGGGTCGCCGGTCGGTGACCACACGATGGCCCCGGTGTCGTCGCAGCGGTAATCGACACGCGACGTTGACGGGCCGCTGTTGCCGTCGCCGGCCAGTCCACGCCAGCGCAGCGGCAAGGTGAAGGTGGTATAAATCGGCGCATATTTCAGGTCTGCGCGGTCGTCCAGGCCCAGGGCGTCAAAGGTGGTTTTCTGGGCGGTGGTCCATCCGGGGGCCAGCGCCCATCCGCTGTTGGGCGCGGTCATCGACCCGCCGTCGCCGACGCGGCCGGTGATCGCCACCTCGATGCGCTCGCCCACGGTCTCCAGGTAGCCGACTTGGTTCTGGTATCGCTCGGCCAGGACGGTTCCGCCGGGCACGGCGCGGTGATCCCCGATGAGGTCGACCGTGACATAGGACGCCGCCGTGGTGGCCCCGTCGATGACGACCGGTGTGGCACCGCTAGGCATGGTGACGGTCAGGTCATCCAGCAGCTGCGGGCGGATGGTGACCTTGACCGTGAGCGGGCCGGTCGGGGCACCGCTATCGTCGTCCCAATCGACGAACGCCATGCCGCGGCCGCGCTTCCGATCGAGGATGCGATGGGCGACGGACAGCGCGGATTCATGATCGCCGACCGGCCACACGGACGCGCCGGACAGCAGCGACGTCGTGCCAGCCATGGCGAAGACGGGTTCAAGCTGCGGCCGCGCGGCGAGCATGGCATGGTTGACCGCTTGCAGGTCTGACCAGGTGGCCGCATTGGTGCCGCCGGGCGTGGCGAACATCGGAACCAGGGTGTCGGCCCGTTCATAGGTGGCGCCGGAACTGTCCCGGTTGCCGGTCGTCGACGCGCAGGCATTGGCCTGATGATTGTAGCCGGGGAATCCTTCGACGCCGTCGCTCTTGGTGCCGGCGGCCGGGAACTGTGCGGCCTGGGAATCGGGACCGTTGACGTAGATGCCATGCCGGGTCAGTGGCCAGTACCGGGTGCGCTGGAATCCATCGGCGCAGTGGTAGATCCGCCGGCCGGCCGGGTATGATCCGGCCGCGTCGCCGGCCTCGGTCTGGTACTCGACCTGGCCCCACCAGATGGTGCGCCATCCGGTCGTCGGCCAGATGGCCATGTCGGTGCGCGGCGCGGCCTGTATACGCACCTCGTAGCCGGTCAGGTCTCGCAGGGCGGGAAGATCGATGTCGCCGGGGGTGTCGACGTCAGCGGCTGACGTGGCGCCCAGGATGCCGTGGGCGAACAGGCCGTAGTCGAAGCAGAACGTGGCTTCGCCGATCATGGGGAAGGCGTGGCGGCTGATCGAGCCGATGACCCGGTAGCCGTCAACCATCGACTTGCCGTCGTTGCCAATCCGGGCCATGGGCAGCAGTTCCCAATCGCCCGACGTGGCGCTGTTCTTGCCCCACTTCTCGGCGATCAGGACGCGCAGCGCGGCGCGGGTCTGGACCTCGGTCACCGGCAGCGTGATCACGACGACTCCTTCGACACTTGGAGGCGCAGCACGGCACGGACGTGGTGGGTGTACGACGTGGCGCCGACCAGGGCGCCGGGCACGGCCTGGGCCTGGGTGATGGCGTGGACCATCGTGCCCGGCCAGACCGACAGCTGTCCGCCGCCATCGAGGGTCAGGTCGATGAGGCGACCGGCGAGCTTGTGGAGCTGCTCGCGGACGGCCAGGGCGGCCGGCCACGTGGCGGCGCCGATCAGCACGGTGGCGTCGAATTCGGGGTAGTCGGCGCGGTTGACGCGCAGGCGCGTCCCGGGGACGCCAGGGGTGCGCAGCGGATCACTCTCGCGCATCAGGATTTCACTGACCCAGCCGTCTTCGGTCATGAAGACGGCGGCGGTCAGCCGGACGGATGCGGACTGGCATGCGATGATGGCGCTGGGCATGGCCTACCGTTCGGACTGGTTGTCGCCGCTCATCTGCGGGCGTGGGGCGGGCTGGTTGATGACGCGGACGGGCAGGTCTTTCAGTTCGCCAAAGTCGAACCCGGACAGCAAGGGGCCGGTCGGATTCATAGACCAGCGGTCGTCGCCAATTCCGGTTCTGCGATCAGATCGCATCTTTGCTCGCAAAAGCATTTCCGGCGTGAACGCTGCCAAAACCGATTCTTCCTTCACCTTTTTAACGGATGCTTCCAGCGCCAGTTCGCGGGCCGATACGTTCTCTTTGCCGCGTCCAAGCATCTCGGTCTCGCGTCGCGAGCGCAGTGCCGCCTGGGCTTCTTCCGGCAGCGCCGCAAGACGCTCGCCGATGTCAAACCGTTTTCCCTTGTCGATGTAGTCTTCTATTTCATTCTGCTTAAAAACACCGGAATCTTGCGCGACCAAGGCATTGCGCAGGGTATCGCCGGTCAGGCGTGAGCGGAACCGGCGATCTTTCATGCCCTTCTCTGACAGCGATTGCAGCAGGCCGGCAGCGCCTTCGCGATCTGTAGCGCCCATGGCCTGGTCGAATAGCGCAGCCTGGTCGTCCTTCGACAACTTGCCGGAACGGGCTAGGGATCCGATGGCGGACCCTGCCGAGATGACCGCCCCTTGGCGCTTTTCTGTAGCGGCAACTTGCGTCTTGCGTACCTGTTCAGCAGCGTCTATGGCTTTCCGCATTGCGCTGACGATGGCCGACATACCGACCATACTCTTGATCATGCCTTCTCCCATTTTGCCAATTTCGCCGCCTAGTGTCTTCGCATTCTTGCCAGCCCGTCCAAATTCGTCGGCGGTGCCCTTTGCGGAATTACGCATGCGATCAAGCTTGGTCTGCGCATTGCCCGTGTCGGCGTCAATCTTGATGGTGGCGTTAGTCGGCATACGTTACTCCCATCGAACCTGTGATGACCGGCGCATTGATGACAGCCTGTCCTGAAAATATCGCTCAATTCGGCGCGATATATAGGCTACCTCCCACCCGGGCACGGTGGATATGATGGCGGACACACGCTTGCTGCGCGGACCAGGAAACGGGACGGACACTTTGCCAAAAATGCCCGATGCGCGGCCTACCGCCGTCACCTTGCCATTCATCGCGACGCCCCGGGTATCGCCGGTCAGGACCAATGGCTTCATGATGCGGCTGAAATACAAATTCTTGAACATGCCTAACAAAAGCTTTTTGTAGTGGGCGCGCATGTCGGCAAGCATTCCGCCGAACTTGCCTGTCACTGAAAATTTATATTTTCCGGCGTGCGTCTTACGCCATTCCTGTTGAAGGATTACCGATGGCGGGCGGCTGCTCCATGGGTTCCATCCGCCGGTTACGTTGAGAAGGATCGATTTAACCACGTCGTGCAATTCGCCGTGACCGCCGACGCCTGCGCGAATGTCGCCTGATTTCGTTTCGCCAAGCGCGGCCATGGCCTTGGATAATTCCTGGCCATACATGGAATACCCGAACGGACGGCGCTCAACATATTCGGTAAAACGCTTTGATACAAACGCTTGTTGATAGTCCCGTAATGACAGGACCATGATTTCCTTGAACAGGTCCACGCGTTCACGCTTGCGCATGAACGGCAGGGCGTTCTCGGCGGCGGTCCATGTGGCGGCGATCACGCGTCGACCCTCAGGGCTGGAAGGTCAGCCGCGATTTGCAGAACAGCGGCAACCAAAGCGTCATCCAGCAGGCGGGCGCGGGCGATGACGGTCGGGCTGAGGTGGTAGGTCAGGCCCAGCAGTGTAGCGGCCCAGGCGCAGGCGGCCTGCATCGGTGGCGCTGCGGCCTGGTCGTCGGCGTGGGCAAGGAATGCCACGCGGGCCTCCTCGCAGATGGCCACGGCCCGGGACTGTTCATCGGTCAGTATGGGCATCCAGTCGTCGCCATAGCTGGCAGCAAAACACCGGGCGCCGTCGGCGTCAAGGACACAAGCGACGTCCCATTGCCAGCCGCGCAGATCGACGCCAGGTTGGGCGCGGTACGGACCATGCGCGCGACGCAGCGCCGCCAGGTCGGCGGATTCAAACCGGCCACTGATGGCATACCCTGCACCCAGGTCGGACCATGGCCCATCGCCAGCGATCAGGGCAGGCTCGGCGCACGACCAGATGATGCCGTGATGGCAGACGACGGACGCCAGATCCTGGGCGCCCTCCATCCAGGGCGGCGGGGTCGGCCGGCTCTGGCGGTCGAGGATCGAGATCATGCGACGCTGGGCGCGGTGGCGTTGCTGGCGACGGCGATCGGGTGCGTGCTGCTGCTGCTCAGGCCGGCGACCTCGATGCCCAGGGTGGCAACGGCGCCCTGTTCGGCAGTCAGTTCGACGGGCTTGGCCCGGCCGCTGGCGATGGTGAAGCTGACGGCGGTCGCGGCCGTGGTGACGACGTTCGTGGTGTCGTCATAGGGCCGGGCATAGGCCACCAGGTTGCTGGCCAGGTTGACGCCGGTCAGGCCCAGCGTCGACAGCAGGGTGAAGGGGTCACGGTGCGGGATGGTGATCTTGGGCTGACCGCCGACGCGGGCGGCGACGATCGGATACAGGCAGCCGTCGGCACGCTCGGCCAGCAGCTGCTGGCCCAGGTCGACCTGCAAGCCGCCGACACCGGGCAGCGTGGTGCCGTTGATGGTGATCGGCCCCAAGGTGTGCTTGGTCGGCTGGCTGGCCAGGGTCGGCAGGGCGTTGGAGGTCGAGTAGGACAGCGGGTGCGTCGTGCCGTCGGCTGACAGCGGGAACACTTCGACATCGGCCATCAGGATGCCGTCTTGGTTGACGCTGGCACCGGTGATGTGGCATGCGGCCGTGGCGCTGGCCGCCAGGGACAGCTTGGGGTGCGTGCTGCCGGCGGTCGGGATCAGGGCGCCATACTTGGTCAGATAGATGTCGAGCACCGTGGCGTTGATGACCGTCAGGCCGATCAGGCTGTAGGCGGCCAGGAACGGCGTCGAGAACGTCAGCCGGGGAACGGCGCCGCTGATCCGGTCGGCGGTCGGATAGAGCTGGCCGCTGTGCTGGTGCAGCTCGGACACGATGCCGGCGGACACGCCGATGCGTTCGACGGCTAGCACCGTCGAGTTAATGCGCAGCGGCGCCAGGGATGCGATGATAGCGGCCATGGTGGTTACCTGAGTCCGTAGGTGATGGTTATTTCAATGGCGCGGTGCGACGCCTGGGCGTGGTCGTCGGCATCAGCCGCGCGGGCGCCCTTGGTGGGGTTGCTGCACATGCCGGCTGAAGCGTTGAGGTTCGGCAGGCCGACGACGGTCCCGAGTTCCTTGCAGATGGCCCGGGCCAGTTTTTCCAGTGTGCCGGCGTCGGTGTCGACGTAGAGCACGGCAGTCAGTTCGCCAGATGGCAATCCGGCCACGCCGATTTCAGCGTAGGGCGTGCGGCTGTTCGTGGTCTCGGCCAGCAGGCAGATCGGCAACGCGTCTTTGCTGCCACCACCGTCGTCGACCTCGATGGCGGCCGCTGGATAGTGGATGTTCGCCGACGTGAATCCGGCGCCGGTGAAGCTGGAGCAGGCCAGCAGCATGGTGGACAGCGCGTCGACGGCGTCCGGCGGGTTGCTCCAGGTCATATGCCGGCCCTCTTGTCGGCCTTGATGCCGGCCACGTCGCGTCGCAGGCGATAGCGCACTGATCCGACGTCGCCGCCCGAATCACGCCCGTCGACATCCCATATGGTGCCGTCCGGTGCTTTGGCTTGGTCGCCGGTGGTCAGCGCGGTTGCCGTATCCAGCACGCGGATGGATCGCCGTTCGACCCGCGCCCATCGGCCCGTGTCGTCCATCTCGTCCGCTGCGGCGACGTTCGGAACCGGGATTGCCGTGATGTCGGTCCATGATCCAAACGTCCGGGGTTCGGCGGCCAGCGTCGACGATATGCGACGATAGGTCCACGTTTCGCCCAGCAGGGTGACGACGGTGCGCAGGCTGCTGCGGATGTCGGCAATCAGGGTCATGCCGTGGTTGCCTTCCATTTGATCGTCAATGCACAGGTCGCGACGATGAAGGTTTTGGTCCCCTCGGTGGCACGCAGGGCAATCGTCGCCTGGGTCGATTGGGTCGCGTCAGACACGGCCAGGGCGGCCGGGAAGGCGTTGAGGTAGGCGCGCACGACGCGGTTGCCGCTGGTGTCGGTGACGATCGACGTCGACAGCGTTGCCGATTGCGGGTCATCGCTGTTCAGCGAGTTCAGCTTCACGCCGCACGCCAGGGCGTCGATCGCGGCCAGCGATGCGGCGCCGAGCGCGGTCAAGGCGGCCTCGGGCACGGTCAGGTTAACGTCGATGCTGTCGCCGTCGTAGATTTCCAGGGACGTTTCGGTCGACAGGTCTGACACGACGATGGTGCCGGTAGTGGCGATGATCGACCCGAGGCTGTCCAGGGTGTAGACCGACAGGTCCTCGTCGAACGAATCCCAGGACAGAACGTGCCGTTGCCGGTTGACCGGGCGGACGTTCATCCACAGGCGGCCGGCGGTCGCGGGCGCGGTGAAGGCGAGGTTGTAGACGCGGAAGTCGCCGACCGTGGCGGATTCGGTCAGGGTCGGGGTGATCGACTGGACGACGCCGGCGAGGCGGATTTCGTAGGACAGCGCCGACAGGGCCAGGCCCAGGGCCGGGCGACCGTCCATGGTCTGGATGCCGATCGACAGCGTGACGGATGAGCTGGTCTTGATGGTCATCCGTGCACCTCGTGCGGCAGGTAACTGCCCACGCGGCGGCGCAGGGCGTCGAGCTTGGCGCGGGCTTCGTCCAGGGGGCGGCCGCGCAGGCGCTGCACGGTGGTCCAGGTGCCGGCGGCGATCTGGTCCTTCGCGCTGGACAGCTTGGCCGAGTCGGCGTGGGCCATGTCCGCGGGGTCGACGGCGGCGATCTGTTCGGCGTGCTGGGCGATGTGGTTGCCGGCCCGGACCAACAGGGAGACGACGGCGGCGATGATGGCCAGCAGCAGGACAGCGGCCGCGATGGGCAGCCACGACCAGGTCAGACCCAGCGCCAGCGCCAGTCCGCCCATGGCGGCGAGTCCCAGGCCAAGGCCCGTGGTCAGCCGGCCCATGCCCAGCCACCAGCCCAGCGCGGCGGCACCGGCGGCCAGGGCCAGGCACGCGGCGCCAGCTGCGGATAGCCACCAGCCCAGGCGGGCCTTTTCGGCGGCGACTTCGGCCAGGCGGGCGCGCTCGGCGCGGGCTTCGTCCTCGGCCCGACGCTTGGCGGCCCGTTCGTCCTCAGCCTGGGCGGCGGCCTGCAGCGCGTCGGCGCGGGCCTGGGCGGCGGCAGCGTCGGCCTGCGATGCCCGGCCGTTGGCGGCCTGGGCGCGCTTCTCGGCGGCGGCCACCCGGGCGGCCGTGGCGCTGTCCTGGGCGCCATCGGCCCGGCCGTCGATGCGATCGCTGACGCTCTCGGCACACCCGGCCATCATGGCCACGCCGACGAGGATCAGCAGCCAAGGGATGAGACGTTTCATGGCTTGCGGTCCCGTAGCTCCTTAAGGATCTGATCCAGCTTGGCATCCATGTTGTCTAGTCGCTTCTCTTTGGCCGCGTTGTTATCCTGCAAGATGGCGATCTTTGTCTCATGCGCCATGATGATCGTGTGCGCCCATGCGGCCAAGCTTAAGCCGGCCGAGGCAACAACGGGCATGAACCATTCGGGCATCTTCATGGATTGGGCTTCCTGACAAGCGCGGTTGTGGACCGTGAGGCAAGCTCACGGCGCAAGGCGGCGTTTTCCTTGGTGAACTTTTCTAGCATGCTGTCCCGTTGAACAACCATGGCGCGGAGTTGCAACACCAAGTCATGCACGCTGGATTCGGTCGTGGTGGTCATGAGGCGGCCGGCGGCTTCCCGCCCTTGAAGAAGTCGACAGCGGCAAGCAGGTCCATCATGATCGCGCCCAGCGTGCGGCCGGTGCCGGGGATTTCGGTTGCGGCGTGGTCCATAGGATCGAACGACACGGCGGGTCGGCGGGTGCGGTTGATCGTCTGATTGTTGGCGTCCTGTACTTCGGCCTGTGTGTCGATTACGACCCGATACTTGCCCGGCGTTCCCGGTGCGCCGCTGGCGTCCAGACCGTTCGTCAGGATTACTTGGTCCGCACGCACCTCGATATGGTGCGGGACGCCAGAGGCGGGGAGGGGGAGGACGATATCGGGCATTATTTACACCTGACTTGGCGAAAGGACCATAGGGGCCATCGTGCGGGCTGCTCCGCCGACGAAGCGAAGCTCAACGTTTCCAGCGTTAAACCTTACCTCAATGTTTGTCTGCGCCAATATGGTTGTCGATGTGCCAAGTCCGGCATCGACCGCATAGACGCCAACCGTCCCGTTGGTCACGTCACGCACGACGTACAGCCCGGTCGCAGACCCCAAGGCTGTGCTAACCCATACATTAATCGTGACCAGGGCCGTTGTTTTTGTGCCGTAGATTGCCCCCGATGCCGTCGTAATGACTCCCGCTGTCTTTATCTCGCCGCCGCCTATCCGCACTTCGCCCGCGCCGGGGGTGCTGGGGGTTGAGCCTGTGATCGTCTGGCCCCCAGTCCATGTGTTCGCCGTGGCAAGCGACGGGATGACGATATCAAGCCATGCGCCAGAGTGATAGATGCGCCGGACAAAGAACCCGGCCGCATAGCTGCCGCCAGAGGTGGTCAGCGTGCCATTGCGCACCTGGCAGTCATACCCATGACCCGATTGCGGGGTCGGGTCGGTGACGGTGCATGACCCGGTGATCGTGTACGATCCATGAATTGCCGCCGTAAAATTGGCGCTCTTTTCATTGCATGCCGGCTGGATCGTCGCGTCCTCGCCAATGTCTGGGACGGTCCATGAACGAGGCGCACGGGCTGCGCTGACAAACGATAGCCGCCGCGTGATGCGGAAAAATAGATCCGAAATGCCCCAATCACGGCCATCATGCCGGGGGATGGATCCGCGCGCGGGCGATCCGGGGCGGATCATGGTTCAGAATTCGCCGTATTCAGCAGTGACGTGGAACGTCTCGGCGTTGTGCGTGCTGCAGCGCAGCGATTCGCCCGGCATCAACTGGATGCGGACAACCATTGCACCGCTGTCGTCAACCACATAGGCCGGCGACGTCACCTGGTCGAGCGACCACGCGCGAACGGTGGCGGACGGAGATGGGACCGCCGACACCGGGACTTCGAACAGGAACTGGTAGGCCGCCCCGGTGTAGCGGAAGAACCGCAGCATGCCGGCCGTGGTCGTGCCTTGTGCAATGCAGCGAAGTCGTTCAACGATTGCGCCGGTCCCGTCGTTCGCTGCTGTTTTTGCCGTGAGCAGCGTACCAACCGTACCCGTGCCGTCGCGGTTGGTGTTGGCGGTGCTGATGGTGACGCCAGCACTCTTGTAGATATTGATGTATTGGGCTGCGGCTGCCATGGGTCATGCTCCGAAAATGGCCCGCGCACGAATCGCGTCAGGCGAGATGGCAGCAGCGGCAATGCCGCCACTGTAAGGGTCGTGAGAAGGGCCAGGGCGCGCACGGAATGACCGCCGCGCCATGGTGATATCGGCTGTCTGACCAGAACCAGCACCGTCAACGATCACCAATCGCGCAAGGATTTGCGCAGCGGAGAGCGGTGCGGTGCTGGTCATATCAGATCAGATCAAGGCGCCACAAACGCGGCCGGGAAGCGCAGGATCAGGCTGGCGGTCGTCGAACCGCTGGTGATCACTGCGTCGGCCAAGCACTGCGCATTTGCGGTGCTGCCGGTGGCAACCTCCGCGAAGTTGCTGTTGGCGGTCGACCAGGCCAGCGGAGCGCCGTGCACACAGGCAACGGTGGTCGCGATGGGAGCGCCATCTATGCCGCCTTCCATGAGCGCGGGGAAGGTGACGCCCGAGGTGGCGGTGGCGAGCGGGAGCACGACAGGGCGATCCTGGGTGTCCATCATCTTGAGCGTGAACGCGGTCACGCCGCCAGCCGGGGCGGTGAGTTCGCGGACGACCTTGGCCGCCGCATTGTTGAGGGTGATAGCCATAGTGAATCTCTTTTGTGAATGGGTGATGTCGGGGGGCTGTTAACCCCCCGACGTTGATCAGGTCGTCGCCTGCTGCGCGCCGGGGATGATGTTCGTGCTGGACGCGTTCGTGAAGTAGAACAGATCCGCCTCGAACGGCAGCCAGATGCGCCAGTTGCGGGCGGCGGTCGAGCCGGCATCATACTCGTCCACCTGGGGCGACTCGTATCCGTTGATGTAGCTGACCAGCAGACCAGAGGCCATGGCGTCGGCCAGGGCGTAGTAGGTGGTCGTCGAGTAGCCGGTCAGGGCCGAGGCTTCCAGCAGCGGCGACACCAGCAGATCAGGGATGGCGCCAAAGCCATTGCCCACACTCTGGCCGCCGACCGCCTGCTTGAGGCCGGCGAGGTACTGGCCCGCGGTCGGTCCGGCGACCAGCCAGCGGGTCGCGTTGCCGATCGGGTTGCCGTCGAGGCCGACCTTGCCGAGCAGCGCGGCCGGAGCCTTGCCGATGTTGGCGCGGGCGGCGGCCAGCGTGTCGGCCGTGGTGTAGACCGGGGTGCATCCGGACGTGGTGTTGCTGGTCCAGGTCGAGGTGGCCTCGCTGGAGCTGGTGCCCATCAGGAGCTTCTGGATGGTGCGCCGCTCGATGGTCTTCTGCGCGATGACGCCCGAGTTGCGGAGGCTGCGGTCGAATGCCAGGGTGTCATCGTTGATCATCGCCTGGACCGACAGCGACAGGGTGCCGCCCCACATCTTGGCGGTCGAGCTGTAGTAGCCCTCGGCCTTGGCCAGCTCGGGGAAGGGGACGTTCTCGGCGGTCTTCTGGAGGTTGCCGGTGCCCATGCCGCCGACCGTGAACTGTTTGAAGTCGGGGACGATCTGCCGCTCGCTGATCAACGGATAGATCAGGGAGTCGGCGCGCTGTTCAAAGCCGCGCGCGATCAGCTTGGTCACGAGCGAGGCGAGGACGAAGTTGGGGAAGCTGGCATTAACGATGTTGGCACCGTCGCGCTTGCCCTCGACGCGACCATTGATGGCGTACTCGGCCACGTCCTTGCGCTCCCAGCGATGGACGCCGCGCACGCCGTTCATGTGGGCGAACTCGCGGGCCATGGCGGACAGGCTGCGGCCGGCGAAGGGGTTGCCCTGCAGGTCGTGCTTGGTGCCGATCGACAGGCGGCCGGCGTAGGCTTCCACGGCCGCGTCGCGGTGCTTCTCGACCTGGTCGACCGAAATCGCGGTGACGGCGGCCACGGCGGGCTCGGTGGTCTTGGCGGCGCGGGCTGCGGCGACGGCCGCGAGCATCGCCTTGGATGCATCGGCGTGGGCCATGCCAACGTAGTCACCGGCGCGCAGGCCGAGCGATTCAGCGGTGGCGGCGATGTCCTTGGCTTCGGCGGTGGCGGAGGCGCGGGCGGCCGAGACTTCGGCGGCGCGGGTGGCCTCGGCCTTGTCGGCGTCGGCTTTGATGATGACGGGGTCGCTCATGGTTTTTCCTTGAGATTTGATTGGGGCGCTGCGGAGGAATCCCGCGCCAGTGTCGGCGGGCGCGCCAACGGGGGAGACATGCATGGGCGTCCAGCGGGTCACGCGGACGCAGGTGGGTTCAGCGGAGACCTCGGAGCGGCGGTATCCGATCGACAGCGAACGGACGATGCCGCTCCGCACGTCGGCCAGGATTTCACGCGCGCGCTGCTGGACGCCGAACCGGATGGAGGCGCGCAGCTTGCCATCGGTGATCACCGGGTTCTCGGCCACGGCCACGGCGGTCAGAGCGCCTTCGTGGTCTTCGACAACCGGCAGCGGGAACCGGGACAGGTCCACGGCTTCCGGCGAATGAACCAGGACCTCGTCGACCATTTCACCATCGCCAATCGGCATCGATACCGGGGCGTCGGTCGAGAGGACGGCGGGCACGATCCCGTCATCGGCTCCGGTGGCAGCCGCATTGCGGGCGCCGTCCAGCGCGAACGAGCGGATGATGATATGATCGGCCATGTGCCGCCGACCATATCGCAAGCCGGAATCCGCCTAGTCGGTGGATTACACCGCCTATATCAGGCCGGCGCCTACGGCCCAAGTAACGGCCGTTTGATTTCTGCCGGTGCCCGCTATGTGGCGTTAAGTTTGTATATTATCCGGCATTCAACGGGCAAATTGCGCAGATACGACCCGCCGCTCCGATTGTGGCTTGACAGCGTTGGCGCGGGTTGCATAAGCCAGCCCATGACCCAAAAACGAAAAGCCCGTGGCACCGTTCCCAAGTGGACAGATCGCCAACTCTCCATCCTGACCGATTGCATGGATGAGCACAAAGGATTGCACGAATCCGCCCGCGCGGCTTCTGCCATCATCCCGCGCACGTTTGAGTCCTGCAAGCATAAAATCGTCCGAATCCGCATGGAAAACCAATGAACCTCGCCGCCCGCATCATATCCGCAACCGCCGCCGTCTTGGGCCTGTTGGCGTCACTAAACTTGCAACCGTGGGGCTTCTCCCTGCTGATCTTCGCCATCTGGCTTGCAATCGCCGTGCGCGACGAGCGGAAGGGCTAGAGCAGCCCGGCTCCAACCGCCCAAGTGACGGCATCCATGGCCGTCATGGTTGGGCGTTGTTGTGGAATCAGTGGCACGGGGATGAAGGACGGTCCAGTGTCACCGTTGCCGCCGTCAAGACTGCCCGATTCATTGTCTTCTTGTTCTTCGTTCCAGAAAAATATCAGCATTGCTCGACGACCTCCGAGCACGCCCCATCCTGTCGCTCGATGCGGTCGCCCGGGAGCGATGCCAGTGCGGCTTCCTCGTAGGTGTCGTGGTGCGACACCTCGCCGAAGGACTCGCCTGTCTCGTCTGTTGGGCGCAGGAGAGCGAACATCAGTCCCCCATGCCGTAGAAGTGGCCGGCGCTCACCAGGGCCGACGTGCCGGCCACGGTGCATACGAACCGACCGAACCGGCCGTAGACGCCGGCGGTCAGCGGAATGAGCGTCATGCTGGATGCGGGGCAGGAGACAGCCGTGCTGGCGTCATACCAGTTGGTGCCGTCCATTGACATCTGGACCTTGAAGCTGGCGGGGGCAGTCGCGGTGCCAGTCTGCATCGCGGCGGTCATCGCCGTGCAACCGTTGATGTTGAACGCCGCGCCGTTGCCCAGGGCCGCCGTTCCGCTGGTGACGCTTGCCGTGCGGTCGAACCACTGCATTTGCTTGGCTGCCGAGATCGAGCAGTCCATCGCAGTGACGGTCACGGTGGCCGTGGTGGCAGCGCCGGTCAGGTTGACCCAGCGCATGCGGCGACGGCCACCGATCGGGATGGCCGGGATGCGCGCGCGGCTGACGGCGGTCAGCGTTTCGCACTGCCAGATGTCGTACCACGTCGTTCCGTTGTCGGGCGATTCCTGGAGGAACACAACCAGACCAGTTGACCCGCCGGCGGTCCATGCCGTGAGGTTGACATCGAACGCGGTCGATGTGCCGAGGCCCGACCCGACCGAAATGGTCGCGCCGCTGCCGCTCGCCGCCGCCCATGCCTGCGCTGAATAGTCCGTGTTATTCAGCGGTCCAGCGTGGCCGGCGACGATGGCACGGTTCGTCGACCCGTTGGGCTGGAGTGTGAGCGGCGTCTGGCCGGCAATCTGGTTGATGTTGGTATGGAAATTGGCCCCCGTTGGTGACGACACGATCAACGGCCCGATGACCTGCTGGAACCCGGCCACGAACAAGGTGGTCGTGCCGGCGCTGGCACCCGTCGTCAGGCGCAGGCGCAGGTAGCGGCCGAGCACGGCGGTCGTCCAGTGGCCGGCGGCGTTGAAGGTGCCGACGCTCGCACCGCCAGCGGTGGTGAGGGTGCCTGCTGCTGTGAAGTTCGTCCCGTCATTCGACCATGCTGGCGTGACGACGCCCGAGGTGCCCATCGAGGTGCATTGAATCGAGACGCTGCGGAACTGCGCGCAGTCGATGATCAGCAAGTCTGTGTTGATCGTGATCGCGCCGGCGACGTTGTAGGTGAACGCCGCGGGGGTCGCGGTCGCCGCAACGATCTGGTCCGCGTCGCTGAGGACGCTGATCTCCAGTTTGTTGTGATTCTTCGCCGTGAGGTAGTCAATGACGACGCTGGTTCCGCTGGCGGGTGTCGTGCCGTTCTCACACGAAACGCCGGCGGTCATCTCGTCGTGCTGGGCGGGGATCACCCGGTTGTGTGAGGCGACCAAGATACCGTCGATGTAGAACCGGACGACCTCAGTCATCAGTTCCACCCGGTAGTCGCGCAGCGTCGCGGTGGTCGCGCCGTTGGGCAGCGTGACCGTAGTTTCTTCAATCTCGGATGCGCTGGGCGCACCGGTCGGGTTGCGCCCGGTCTGGCATTTGATGGTGGTGTTGGTCGTGCCGTCGGCCTTGAAGCGGGCGAACCAGCGCGGCGCGGCAACGTCTTCGCCGCAGCCCATGTAGATCGACTGGTTGGCGATGCGCTGCGAAATGCTCACGCGCTGCCGGATCACGAGCGGCGCATAGTCAGCGAAGCGGCGCAGCCGGGTGACCACGGCGGCAGTCGTGCCGCAGGCGATGGTCGCCTGGCCGCTGCCGACCGTGATGGATGCACCGGCTGCGGTGCTTGGCTTGAGCAGGGCTCGCGAAGCCGCGCTGGTGCCGCCAGTGCCGGTGTACGCAGCGACCAGGGTGCCGCCGGTCAGGCTGTCAACGCTTTCGATCTGCGCCCAGGCGGACTCGGCATCGGCGTCGAGCTTGATGTAGTCGCCGGCGTGGAGGTCGGTGGTGCTGGTCAGGGACCATGTCACCGCGCGGCTGCCGTTGGTCAGGGTCGCGCTGCCGATGCTGACCGCGAGCGACGAGTTTGCAAAGTTACAGCGAAACGTCCCCTCATCGGTCAGCACCTGGCTGCGCACGTTGAGGTTGCCGGAGGGGTCAGTGGCAATGTCGCCACCGCCCTGATCCTGGGCGTCATAGCCCGGCGAATAGGCGGCAGCCGCGATCGCCAGCAGCGTCGGAACCGCACCGCCAGACAGGATCGGGGTCTTGCCGTCGATGCTGGTCAACAGCGCCGCCACAGCAGCGTCAGCCACCGGCAGCGAGCCGACGACCGGCGCGCTGACGCCGTCCGCACCCACGTCCAGCTTTACACGCTGGAACTGTACGCCGCCGACATCGTCGGTGGCGATGGTCGCGCCGGAACCTGGAGTGACGGGGACGTTGTCAGCCATGGGTTATTCCTGCGGGACCATCAGCACGCTGCCGTCGCGCTGGGGCGTGGCCTTGACCGTGCGAGACGGAACGATCACTTCATTTTCGACCGTAACAGAGGGAGCGGCGACGTTGACCACGGGCGCCGCCACGTTGACCACGGGCGCCGGTTGCTCGGGCACGTTGACAATGGCTGCCTGCACGGAAACGGGCGCCGGATGCACGGTGATCTGTGCGGCTTCCACGTTGACCACGGGCGCCACCTGTGCCGGAATTGCCTTTCCGATAGCGTCACCCATGACGGCAGCGGTGGCCGCGTCCATGCTGATGCGCTGTTCGACGACCGTTGATGGCGCACGCTGGCCAGACATCACGGCGCCTTCAATGCGGGCTAGTCGCAGTCGGTCTGCGGATCGCATGCCGTCGTCCTCATCGTCGGTTTGGTCTTCCTGATCCGGCCGCTTGACTGGCTGTTTCGCCGGTTGCTCTCCGGTCACTAACTCGGCGGTCGGCGCACTGACGCTTGCCGCCAGGTAGGAACCAGGCGCGGACCCGGCGCCAGACAGGGTCAGGATATGCGACCACGTCAGACCAGGAACGCCGCTGGCATCGCATGCCTTCTGGATCTCGGAAATCTTGGCAATCGCGGCCATGGCGTCGCGGGTTTCCTCGGCTTCGCGCTGCTTGGCGATCGCGCGCCAGTCGCCGCCACGCTTGCCGACTTCTTGCTCCTTGGTCGACAGGCCGGCGTTGATCGATGCCTGGGCGGCTGCGATGTCCTTCTCCGGATCGACGTAGGGCTGGCCGTCCGGCAGCAGCTTGTATTTGATCCGTCGCGGCATGGGCACGCCGACCTTGGCACAGATGAACGGCAGCACTTCGCGGTAGCAACGGCCGATGGTGCCGTGTCCGTACCAGTCGCGGACCGGCCCCATCAGGCGTTCCTCGTCCTGGTTATCGCCGCGCATCGCTGAGTAGCTGCCGACGCGGCTGATGTCGCGGTCAAGGAACCGCTGCGGGGTGCGCAGGGCGGCTGCGCTGTCGCCGCGCAGTCCATCGCGGAACGGCATGATCTGCTGGCTCGGCCGGGTCGTCATGAACGGCTCGACCTTTTCGCCCGGGTACATGCGAGCGACCGCTCCCAGACGCAGCGATTGGGCCGGGTCTTCCGAGTCGCCGTCTTCCGTCGTGTCGAGGTCGGCGTGGTAGTCGCTGGTGATCGCCAGACCGATGGCGGCGCCTGTCTTGGCTGCTTGCAGTTCGGTGGCGACCAGGTCGCGCTCTTGGGTCAGCGTCTCAATGACGGGCGCTAGCCAAGATTCGCCGCGCGTCTGCATGCTGCGGCGCTTCTCAAATACATGGATAATATCGGCGGCGCGCACCGTCTCTGCCTGATATGACCCGATCGATTCCGGGTTGCGCAAATCGTAGGAGATCGGCCGGCCGTAGATGTCCAGCCGGATAGGGCCGACCTTGACCGACTTATCGGGCAGGACGGTCATGATGGCGCCGCTGTGCGCGTCCAGCCATTCCGACTCCAACGGCAGCACGGCTATGCCTATGTCGCCGCGAGCCGTCCGCTCCCGGTCCATGACGAGGCGCCACAGCAGCTCGCCGGCCGTGAAGGTGTCGCGCCAGCCCTGCGCCTGCGCTTCATAGATCGACCGGCCATCAACCGTTGCCGTGTCGCACCAGTCGAGCCACTCCTTGCGGACTTTCTCCGTCTGCCTCTCGGACCATTCCGGTTGGTCAGGCTCCAGGGCGATGCCGGACCCGACAACCAGGGCGGCCGTGGCGTCGCAGGCGGCGCGGGCGGTTGGGTTGTTGCGTTCCAGTTGCCGGGCGTACGCGCGCAGGGCCGGCAGCTCGGACAGGGAAAGGTCGGCCGCCGATCGGTCTCCGGGGCGGTTGTTGAGGATGCGCCGGGTCGGGTTGTTCGCGTCGTAGCCGGCTTTGCCGCTGCCGAGGACGGACTGTGTCCACCCGGCGACTCGGTATGCCGCGCGGACGATGGTCCTGGAAATCAAACCCATGTCACAGCCCCTTTACAACGCCGCGCACGAACATGGGCGCGGTGCCCGTGAGCCTGTCGCGCTGTCGGTAGAGTTGATCGAGCCGGCGCTGGACGGACGAAAGGTCTGTCGATGCTGAGACGCCATCGGCGCCAACGGAATTCAGGGCGCTTTCGGTGACGCGGGCTTCAAGAACCGCAATCTCCGCGTCAATGGAAGCGGTGGAACGTGGCACGGGCGCCACGATAGCGGACCGGACGCCGGTATGTAGTCGGTGGCTGGCACCGTGTCACGCCCGATCCGCGTCGACGATGCCACGGATCTGCGGCGGCGCGCCGTCGTTCGCTGGGTAATAAATAAACGATCGGCCGCACAGCTTGCACTTGCAACATGCATATTCGGTATCGTCGGCCCGCTTGCGCCAGCGTTCAACGATCGGTTGCATGCCCTTGCCGCATCCACGCAGGCCGCCCCCGTCGTCGTACCATTGGCACTTGAGTGGAGGCACCATGCGCACGGTCAGGTCGACCTGCGCCTCCGCCTTGGGTGGGGTTTTATCTTTGGCCATGGGTTCCCATCATGATGCGCCGGCCGAGTTCGGCCCGCTGTGGTTCGGATAGGTCGGCTAGCTCAACCTGGGCGGCTGGGTGCAGGTAGTCGCCGGGCCGGCCGGCGGCGTTGGCAATGGCTAAGTCGGCGGCGACTAGGGCCATGTCGAGGTCGAGGATAAGCGACGCTTCGCGAATGGTCTTCACTTGAACCCCCAGCGCATGGCGCCGATGGTGGCGCGCAGGCTCTCAATCAGCCGGCGACGCAGGAGCGCATAAGTGCGCCGCCGGGTCCGTTCCTCGCCGCATCCAGTCGCGGCGTCCAGGTGCGCGCGCAGGCTGGCCGCCATCAGGTCGAGGGCTATGCAATGGTTGATCAGGTGAATGACCGGATGATCGTCGCTTGGGATGAGGCTCTGATAGTCGGTGCCTTCCTCTGGCGCCTTGGATATCCTGATCAATTGGCGGTAGCATTCGTCCTCCAGGTCGATCCGCATGAGCGATCCGTACCTGCTAGGCGTAGTCGGACCCAGGTTGATCGTGCCCGGCACTGGATTGGGAGCCGACACAAATGGGAACGCATGCTTGATCAGGGCGCCATGCTTCGACGCATTAAGCACCGGGATAGACAGGTCGAATGCGCGCAGAAATATGGCGTTGAGATCTGCCAGGCATCCGTGCCAGAATATCGTGGATGGCCGCATGATGCCATCCGTGCAATACATGGATGCCCGGCGGTGGTAGGTGTTGCCGGGGTTGGCAAGGTCCGCTTGGTGCGCCCTGCTGCTCAGTTGCTCGGCCACCCCAGCATGGCTGATACCGCCCACTTCGCAGAGGTCATGACCGACCAGAATGATGCGCGCCGGTTTCATCAGCACCGCAATTTGCGCCGCCAGCGTGCCGGCACTGCGACCGGTGCCGATGCGCGGGATGCCTGGCCCGATGGCTGGGTACATCAGGGACGCCGTCTGCCAAACCCACACCCGGCGGCCACGCCATCCGATCGGGACGGACGGATGCACGACGGGCGGACACACCAGAATCGATGTGGGCGACAGATCGGCCGGCACCATGTCCGCCATGCGCGCGTCGCGTTCCAAGACGCACACGAAATCCGGGGCAATTCCAGCCGCTACCGCGCCCCGGTAAATGGAATCAGCGCAGACGACGATGGCGCCCATGTCGTGCCGCTCGCGCACCCATGGCATAAGGTCGTGCGCGGATGGGCCGGATGCCAGACAGATCACTTCCCCGCCGGCGGCGATGCCGGCCAGCGCATCCTGCTTGGGCTCGCATGAATGCGGGTTGATCAGGGCGTGATGCAGTCCTGTGATGTTATCTCCGCTGCTGTTGCCAATTTCTAGCATCATTTCGGCCAGCGACGCCTCCATGGCGTCCCGCTCACGCTCACATCCAGGGTCAGCGGTCACCGTGACCGATGGCATGGTGGCAATCATGGATGCATCGCGGAAATGCGCAGCGCGGACGTCCTCCACGGTCGGCCCGTCTTTGGTGACGTTGATGATCATATAGGCTTAATCGCTCCGTATTTTCTGCGGGGGCCGTGGTGGCCTTGGCGTGATTCCCATTCATAGGCCAGCGCACGAGCATAGGCCGCGCACTGCCCCAAGTCGTCGCGCGCCTGCCACTCCGGGTGGTGCACCCGGTCGCGCGGCTTCTCTGACCAGCGGTCAGGCATGAATTCTACCGACGCGCATAGGTGGCGGATGATGCTGGATTCACGGTTCAGACCGCGCGGCAGCAACAATGCCTCGGTCAGCAATTCGCCATGCACAACACGCAGGGCGCCACGCGTTTCGATTAGCCGCAGCGCCCAACCGCCGGCCTGTTGCCGTAGATACAGCCAACCGGGCCTGTCCCCTGGCTCTGTGGCCTTGAGCGGTCCGGTTCCCTTGATCGCTCGCCAATCCCGATGCGCCTGGATCCAGGGCAATAGCTCGTCTTGACGGTCGCCCACGTCGACGCCACGGGCAACGATCGCGGCGGCCGGGTTCCAATCGCGTAGGATGCCGTCCAGCCGGTCTAGGGCCGCATGTAGTTCCGCCCGGGTCGGCTGCCGCCCTTGTGGCGAGGCAGTCACGGACCCGTATCCAGTGATCGCGCCCTTGCCATTGCCGCGTGATATTGCCTCAAAATACAAGCGGCCGGGTGCTCTATCGCCTCCGCGCTGTACGTCAACAGCTACCGTTGTGTGCTCGCACCAGTCAGGGATATGGGATAGGTGGACGCTGTCGCCGTCCTGCTCGGACCGATCCACGTCCAGCGCGTACGGGCTGCGGGTTGACAGGGCTGCCAAGCGATTGCGGGTCGGGATGGACGTGTGGCCGTCGTCGTCAAGGTTTAGATCCGCCCGATAGGGGCGGCAAAGCCGGTCGCGATAGAACTGCCGTGCGAAGCTGTGGTCGCCAAGGGCCGCCTGCGTCTCGGCATATCGCCACTCATCGCACAGCCCTTGTAGAATGGGACGTTTCTTGCCGTTGATGACAATGGGGAATGGGCTGTCTAGCGCCGTCCACATGATGGAAAACTGACCGGATTTGGTCTTGTCCACCCGGCGCCAATGGGGCAGCATCGCCAACCGTTCGCCGTCCGACATCAAAACGCCGCATCCCTCGCATGCAATCTGTGCAGTCTCTTGGTTGACCCGCTCCCATTCCAAGGTCTGAAACTTGCCACAGTGTGGGCAGGGGTATTCCAGCCGGGTCTGCGTTCCTTCCTCGTACATGCGCAGGATGTGGCTGGCATCCTTGCCTTCCCCATCCCGCTTGACTGTGCTGATAAAGACAACCAGCGGGTCCTGGGACTTGGTAATGCGCTGTTCAATGAGCTTGACCCGGCGCATGTCTGGCCAGTCGTCTACCTCGTCAGGGATCAAGACGTCACCAGTTGCCGATGCCTGCCCCGATTCGTGCCGGCCGCCTGCGCTGCGGATGATGATCGACCCGCCGCCAGGTATCTGGAAGATGGACGATGCGCCGCCAGAGGATCCGCCCCCACGCTTGGGTAGCATGTCGATGGCGCCCAGGATCGGGGCGAGCTTTTTGGTCCAGGCGTCCCGGGCTGCGGTCAGCGTGGGGTACGCCATGATGGCAGTCTGACCCAATGCACACACACGATGCAGCATCAGCAGGAATGCAATGAGCGATCCGCCATCCTGCACCGGCTTGACGATGGTGATATGAGACGCCCCAGCATCACATGCCGCCCATATCGCAGCCTGGGGCGGGTGCAGCTGCGGGTCGTAGGTCTGCCCCTTCCGATCGCCATCCGGCAATACCGCTGTGCCGGCCCAGGCAGACGGCGTGGGCGTCTCCCCGGTCAGGATCTCGACAGCCGGCTGGGCTATGTCGATCAAGGCTTGGCCTTGCCGATGATGATCGCAGCCATAACCCGCCGATTGACTTCCTCTGCGTGTTTCTGTCCAGCCTTCCGCCAATCGCTTACGTCGTTTTCGCATTCTGTGATCATAGGGCCGCCATCGCCTGCTTGATGGCCAGACCTAGCGCAGCCGTGCATGACGCCCGGAGCTCTGGCGTGAGGTCGGCGGGTAGGTGCGAGGGCGCCCGGTCCAGAGCGGCGCGGATCCGGCGGGCCAGGGCTGCAGACTGTGCGCGTGCCTCGTCAACCGGGATCAGCTCCCCGAGCCGCCTCCGGCGTTCAATGATCGTCAGCAACCGGCGTTCGTAGACCCACCGGGCCTGCTCTTGCATCAAGTCGCCCGAGAACTCATCGCCAACAGGCAAAGCCGGGGGAAGCGCCGGCATGGTCTGTGCAGCCGCGACTAGGCCAGCCGGGGACAGTTGGTCACTCTCCGGGTCAGACGGATCATCGTCACGGTCGGGCTGTGACGCGAAGGACAGACGCGCCCGGGGCGCTAGTTTCTTTTTTTCCCGCTCACGTTGCGCCCTTTTTCGCTCTCGGGCTGCGGCGCGGATGGCTTCCCTGGCGTCCATGGGCGGGACTGTGACGTAATTTGTCACAAGTCAAGTCACGATGTGACGAGAATTGTCACAATGTAAACGACTGGTCAACAATGTTAGGTGACAAAAATTGTCAACGATGACAAATAGTGTCACCTGCGACTATCACAAACGCAATTTTCCTCAATGATCAGCGTAGCAACC